TCGCGCGGTTGGTGAAGCGGCTGCTGTTCATGCCGAGCTTTTGCATCCACCAGCTTGCGAAGGTCTTTGTATTCCAGGCGCCCATAATCATCGCTGTATCGCTGGCGCCGAACCAGCCGCTGCGGTCTTGATCCGCTATCACGGTTTCATCTCCCATATAGCTTTTTCGAGCTTTGCAAGGGTGATATGCCAGTTCATCATGGCCCGCAGTTCCTCCTCTGTTCTGCCGAGCCGGTCGGCCATGATGTTGAGAGGAATTCCCGCGTTGATCTTGGCGGTGATGAGCTCCAGGAGACGCTGGCGGCACTTGAGAATGTTGTGCTTGCCGAGGTCGTCGATCTCGTCCGGGAGGTCGTCGGTTTTGAGCCAGAGGTCGAAGCCGAGGCCAGTCCGCTCCGCTACGCCCTTAACAAACGCCCTGCGGACAGCGTTGTGGACTCGCAGCTGGTTCATAGAGTTGTCTTTGACGGGGAGGTTCCCGTTGAGGACCGGATAAACCACATCCCATTCCAGTTCGTCAACCTTGATATGCACCAGTACTTCGTAACAGCGGTTTGTGGTGCCGTTTTTATCGGTGAAAACCGCCTCACTCTTGCGAAGGGTCGAGCCGTCGGGTCCGGGCACGGGCCAGAACATGACCTCGTTTGCGCCGGCGTCGTGGAGCAGCTTTTTGCAGGCCGCCCAGGGCAGGTATTCCGCCTTGTCTCCGTCGTCTCGCTTCTTGACGTATGCCGAAACGTCCACCTTCAGCATTTCGTCGAATGTTTTGTTGAACATCTTTCATCCTCCTTTTTTATTCCACCGGGACTACCGTGACGCCTACAAGCGCCGCGTGCTCATCCAGGTTGTTTTCCATCCAATGCTTTTCCTGCTCCAAGAAGCAGGCACTACAGACCGGGCCGTCGTCGGTCAGGTAGTATTTTTCACACCCGTCGTATAAGAGCGGGTTGATCGTCCCGCCGCAGCTTGCGCAGACTGGGTATTGTCTCCGCCTCATGCCACCACTCCTTCCTTTACGGGGCGGGAAAACTCCCGCCCCGGTTGCTGTTAAAGGGCCACTACGACCTTGCCGTCCTCGACTTCGTCCTTGAGACGCTGCTCCAGGTATTCCTTAATCGTCTGGCGGGCGGCCAGCTTCCACATTCCGCCGTCTGCCTCGATGAAGGTGATCCCGCGCTCGTTAATTCGGATCAAGAACTGGCTGACGGGCTGCTCTACCTCCTGGAAGGTCCGGTAAGGCCGGAGCTCGACAATCGGTCTGATTTTGTCCATCCCCTGCATCGCGATGCCCTTCTGCGTGACTACCGTCTGCGCGATGCCGTTGTCGTTGTATGTGACCTTGCTGCCGCTGGTGATCTCACTGAGCAGCTTCAAGGCATATTCTGTGTCGGGGGTGCGCTGGAAGCGGGTCTGGAGGGAAATGATTGCCTCCTCGAAGCCGAGCTGCACCTTTTCGCCCCAACCGGGGACGTCCTGCGCCTTGGTCCGGTAATAGTCGAGCCGCGTAAAACGGAGCTTTGCGTCTCCGGGCTGTCCGAAGCACTCGGCGGTGTAGTGGTCCGGGATCGTGATATACAGCGGTGCGGACCAGCGCTCCAGAGCCTCGGTTTTCACCATCTTCACCAGGGCATCCAAGCTGGTGAGCGCTTTGCACTCTACGGTGTCAAGCTGTGCGCGGATATGCTTCGCGTCGCCGTCGCGGGTGATTGCGAAGAAGTTTCCACCGATTTCCTTCACTTCGGGTCTGGCCATGGCCTCAATCTTCTCAATAGCTGCTCTCAACATTTTCTGTTTCCTCCTTATGCAAATTTAATGAGCTTGAGTGTCGGGGGTGCGCTCTGTTCTTCTCCACCAAAGCCGAGCTGTCCGGGTATCTGCGGGACCATTTCGACCGCCTGAACCTCGCCGGTCAAATCGGAGCCGGCGATATAGAGGCTCGTTGTGACGGGGTTTGTTGCTGCCAGGGTGCTTTTTGCGGTTACATTAACCGCGATGTTGGTTCTTTCGTCGTCAGGGACGAACTCCATTGTGATCGTGATTTTTCGCTTTGCGGTGGCCTTGGTGTTCGCGTCGAGGATGTTCTCCAGCACGCGAGCCATTTCGTAGTCTGCACGCTCTATGAACGCGCCGCGTCCCATTTCCAGGATCGACTTTGCTCCGCTGTTCATTTTGATACCTCCTTATTTTTCACGCTGCGTCGCGTGTTTTAAAAAATCTGTGACCGCCGTGTTCCAGTACGAACTCGAGGCTGTTTTCGTGCCAGGCGCTATAGCAGCGGGCAGGCGCGTAAAACCACCGGATCGGCTCCGCCGTTACCTGGTAGCCGTCTATAAAAACCGCCTTGACCGCTTCCTTGACCTCCTCGCTGGCCTCTGCTGCTGGGGCTGCGTACTGTCCGGGTATGAGCACCACCGCGTCGGGGCGCTGCCCTGTGGCTTCTGCGGTGTTGAGTACGCACTGGGCTACGAGGGCCATACCGTCGAAACCTTCGCCCTGGGCTTCGCTATGTACCACGCGGGCTACGGTGTCGAACTCCTCGGGGGTTATGTCGTAGCGGGGCGCCGGCGCTGCCGGTTCTTCTTCCACCGCCGTTTCGATCTCCACGACCGGGGGCTCGATTTCGGCGTTTAACGGCTCTGTGGCAGCTTCTGTTTCGGCGGGTGCAGTTTCCCTCGCTTCCACCTGCGCGGGCTCCTGCGTCTCGGTGCGCTCCGCTTTGCTGTCCACGGCGTATGCTCCGAAGAAACCGAGAGCGAAGCCGGTGAGAACGAGGTTTACAATCGCTATAACCTCGATCCTGTGCAGGCGCTCTCTCATGCGCTGTCTGCGTTTGAGTTCGTGCATGGTTGACATGTCGGGCCTCCTTATAGTCCGAGGAGCTCTCTCATTTCGTCGAACTCCTCCCGTATTTTCCGGCGGCGGCGGTCTGCGCCGCTGACCTCTATCGGGTGGCAGCGCTCGAGTATGCGGTTAAAGACTCGCTGCTCGGAGATGTTCTTGGGGTGCTTGAGCTCCTCGCCGGTGAGGTTGCTGGTTATTATCATCGGGAGGTTTGCCCGGTATCTGGCATCCACTATGTTGAACACCATTTCACTCATATACTCTGTGGAACGCTCCGCGCCGAGGTCGTCGAGAACCAGGAGCTCGTAGCGGTTGAGGCTGTCCAAGTATTCCTGTTTCCCGTCGTACATGCCGGCGATGGTGTTGGTGATCCGGGCGAAGTTGGTCATGAGGCAGGTGTAGCCTTTATCGAGCAGGGCGTTTACTACGCAGGCGGCGGCGAAGGTTTTCCCGGTGCCGCAGGGGCCGTATAGCAGGAGCCCCTTGCCCTGGCTGCTTAACTTTGGGAAGTGCTCGACGTATGCCTGCATTGCTTTGATCGTCCGCGGGTCTGTCCCGTCGTCGGCGGCGAAGTTCCAGGTCTCCATGTCGCTTTCGGGGAAGCCTGCGCGGCGGTTCCGGGCTATCTCCCGGCGCCGTTCTTCCAGTTTCCTGGCTTCATCCTCGGCCTTCATGGCTGCTGCCTCGCACTCGCAGATGCACCAGACCGTCCGGACTTGTCCGAAGATTTCTATAACCGTTTGCTTCGGAGTGTGGCAGTTGCCGCAGTAGAGCAGGCCGTTTTCCTCGTAGTCGCCGGGTTTGGCTCCGCCGAGGGTCTGCTCCGCCTTGGCTGCTAAACTGTCTAAGGCTTGATCCCAGGCCATTTCTGCT